ATACAGGAACTAATAGAAGATATTAATGATGAGATTACTTTTTCCGGAGCACTTCCTTATTCGCTACCGCCAAAAGAGTTAAGTCGTATTATTGAAAATGATACTAAATATTTTTGGGATAACTGGAAATACGCAGTAGAGAGCCAATATTTGTTATTACCTCTTGAGATGTTTAATACTCCACAGTTTAAAGCTCGACGTCAAATCACCTTACCGGACTGTGTTCAATTTGTAGTTGATTTTAAAGAGGCAAAAGGAACTAGTTTATTTGGAACAATTGATCCTGATTTCGCAGACCAAAAATTAATTGGTTCTGAAGTTTTCTTAACCCCTTTCTTAGGAGAGTCATTAATGTACAGAACAATTATGTTCTCTTTTCTTGACTTGACTAAAGCAATGACTATTGATTCAATCGCTTATGATTATAATAAAAACTCAAAACTGTTAGGAGTACTTGGAAGAACACCTCGAACTAATGCAGTATTAAGAGTCTTTAAAAGACTAGATGAGGACAAACTTTATGAGGACGAACTATTTCAAAGATACGTTCGTGCCCATGCAAAGGTTCGATTAGCTCATATGCTTCAAACATTTAACTATACCCTACCTGGTGGAGTAACAGTTAACTATCAAAACGTAGTAACTACTGCAGAAAAGGAAATGGAAGAGGTTAAAGCAATGATGAAGGGAGAAAATACTCCGGATTTTTTCTTTTTCTCTCGTCAATAATTTATAAAAGATGGCACAACTTAGAGATTTTTATACTAGACTGGACGGTGACGCTAAGTACGAAGAAGGTCGTCTTGAAATTAGCGATGATTTAGAATCTGCAGTACAACAGATAAAGATGACTCTTTTTACTAATAAAGGAGAAGTTTTAGGTGAACCTGATTTTGGACTAGATATTGAAAAATATCTTTTTGAATATTCACTTGACTCAGATGCTATCTCTAGAGAAGCAAGTTCTCAAATTAATCGATATGCTGGTGAACTTGCAAAAAGAAGAATTACAGTAACTTCAACTATGTATCCAGATGAAGTCTCTAATCGTGATATTTTTGTTCTCTTGATTAATTTACCTGAACAAAAGAATCCAATTGCGATCTTTTACGATTAATTCCAGTATTCTAATACTTTAGGATATTCCTCTTTAATTTGAGGATAATTTGCCACATTTTGCATAATTGCAGCTTTTACTAGAGCCTTTATTTCAGGATTATGTAGTACTCTCTTTAGTCCCCAAATATGGACAATTTTGTTAAACTCTGCCTTTACTGCATCACTCCATTCACTATATTTGGGCTGCCATTCATTACCATCGCTTAGCATAGCATGCGCCAAATATTTTGGAGTAACTAGTGTAGAGTAAGGAAGCTCTTTTTCAGCAGCAAGCATTGGTAAGAGACGTTGCTCAAGAAAAGTCATGTATGCTGAATGGGAAAGTTCTTCTTCAATATCGATAGATTTACTAAGAGTAGCAATGGTTTTTGATGTTTCATACCATTCTTTTGCAAATTCCTGATTATTAATAAAAAGAATAGCAGTATTAGTCGGAGCTACTTGTAAATCCCAACGGTTTTTCCATTCCTCAGGTAAGAGTGGTCGAGGATCAATAATATAGCTGTTTCCAGGATGAGCGCCAAAGATAACCTCATAATGATAGGCTTGATAAGTATCGTATTGGTTAAAATTAAGACGGTCAGTAATCCATAAGTCTGTATCAAGAATAACGAATGGTGGTTCTAGATGAGCAGCAATTTGTATTTTGCCGAATGCCCACCATCTTTCACGGTCCACATCAACTGAGGCTAAAGTAGCAGTATCTATTTTATCATATAACGTATCGATGCCATGCGCCCTGAGGTCCTCTAAGTGGGCCTCATTTGTATAGAGCTCAATTCGACCATATCTGGATTTCCAGCTAAGGATAGAAAGAAGTTGGACGACTAGTCCTAATGTGGTCCAGTCGTCCTCTCCTCGTTTTTCGTAAATATGAACTCCAGTGAGTTGCTGCATTCTATTCTTCAATGTGATTGATTACAGCACGAATATTTCGTTGCTGATTTGATAATTTCTCTAAAGAAATTCGAGACATCCTAATTTGATTTTCGACAGCATCCTTTTTAGATCGAAGTCCCTGAAGTTCAATGTCTTCTTTTGCTTCATTTACAAAAGCAAATTGGCGGGCTTGATCATTTGAATAAAGCTTTTTACCGTTTTCATCAAGAGCAGCATTAATATCTGCTTTAATGTTCATTTCCTTTTCAATAATTTGATCTTCAATAGATCGAAGAACTTGATTTTTATTGATAATATCTAATTCGATAATTTCAATTGCTTCTGGAAAAGAGAGCAGGTCTTGTATTAGGTCTGATTTCATAAATATATTTTTATGAATAATATACTAAATTAATTTAACTTTATAAAGCTCCTTCGCCTTTTGTTTCACCACCTGCAATTTCTTCAGCTCCTCCAGCTGGGGCTTCTGCTGCTGGGGCTGCTGGCGCGGCTCCTCCTGCGGCTGGTGCTACTCCTCCTGGAGCTGGTGGTTCACCTTGACTTTCAACAGGCGGTTCGTCATCTGGAATTTGATCAAACCATTGTTGATTTGATTTAATTTCAGCTTCAGTCATTTTAAGTTCTTTACGAATTAGGTATTCAGTAGCAAAGTATGGAGTACCATCGTCGCGCATAACTCCTTTTTTGCCCTGGAATGCAGCAATACGTTTTGCCTCGATTTCATTCTCCTTCATCTCTTCAAATACGTTATCATTATGATAAGTAATACCGATAGCATTAGTAAATCGGTAATCATCTGCTAATTCAGGAAAATCAAGACACATTTGTAAATACCAAGGTTTTACTAAGATCTCAGACATTGCTGTTCGGAGACGATTGACAAATTTTTGGTAACGAATTTCCTCCCTAGTAATACCTTCTGAATTAAGAGTAAATGCTCCCATTCCAGATTGACCTTCCCAACGAGAGTAAGGAATTTTTGAGTCCATCTTTAATTTCTTATAGAAGTAATTAAGAAGTTCAGAACCTGATAAGTTAGGTCCAGGAGTTTGTAGTGCCTCAACCTTAACCTGTTGGTTTTGGTCGTTAATTGGCAGTACGTAATTTTTATAGAATAGGATATTAGGTTTACCTTCGACATTAAGTTCTCCAGTATCACCATTAAATGAAATATCCTCCTTAAACATATTTAAGAATTCACGAACATCCTCTTGACCTTTTTGGAAACTTTTACTTCCAATAGGAACAGTTGTTGTTAAACGAATTGGAGCATTCATTACGTGCCAAATAACTTTTGAGTGCTCAATAATTCTTAAGAGATTAAATGAACGAATCATACGTTCAACAAAACTAACCCTCTTTGTTCTAAAATGGTTAGCATAAGAAATATAGATAATTTGACTATCGTTTAGGGTCTTAGTAGATCCCGTTGCTTGATCGTATTGCAACCATTGCATAAATAGTTTTCCTCTAGCATCTTTTTGAAGCTGAGGAGCAATACTTGCTGGATCTAATTCTTTAAAACCAATAATTTCAGTTGGTTTCTGCAAGTCATCATACAGGATTTCAAAGCAGAGGTGACCTTCAATTAAGAATTGAAAGCCATACTGCCATGCCGCAACACCGCTATTGAATCCCCAAGCAGTATAGATCTTTTCGAAATTTTCAAAGTATCGATCTAGAATTTTATCCTGAAAATTAAGACGTTCCTCTTTGGTATTTCCACGATACAACATTTTACCAGTAAGATCCTTTGGATATGCATAACGATTTTCTTCATCGTAAACAATCATATCATCGACGATAGTCTCTAATACAAATTCGATTTCGCCATTTGCTGCAATATCACGGAGACGTTCGCGTTTTTCAGTATAGTCTAACTGAAAAAAAGCAATTGATTTTGTTCTTAACTGAGAGGTGGTATCAGTCATTGCCATAGAGAAACGAAGTAGATCGTCCTTGGCATTAAGCTTACCCTGTCTCTGTTGAAGTTGACCCTCAATAAAGCCGATCGCTTGCGAATTCTTAAGTAGTAGATCCTCATGTCGAGTTCCAAATTTACTTAATCCTGCAAGTTTACTACTGGTATTTCCTCGTGTTGTTTCTAAAAAACCCGCCATCTTATTGTTGTATTGATTTTATTAAAAAATCTTCAAATATCTTTTGCATATTTACTGGTTCTGGAAAAACACCATAACCTGATATTCGAGGATTTATTAGTTGTCCAAAATTGTCCCAGTCTATTAATTTAGCTGAAGCAATATCGTCTATGTTATATTTATTTACTGCCTGGTATAAATTATCGATACCTACAAGACCACTAAGAATGGAAACAGTAATAAAGTAAAATTTTTGAGCAAGCAATTGTCTCTTTTCAAGTGGCTCTAATTTGCCGTCATTTGAAAAAAGATTACGATATCCATTTTGTAGAGAAAACTGATAATATGCTTCTAATATTTTAGCAGAAGCTTGTGGCGGCATTACTCTTAAGTCGAGAATTACTACCTTTTCTACAAAATTTTGATGAAATAGTACTAAGCCAACTGGGTTTAAACTTAAATAACCTTTTCCTCCACTCAAGAGGTCAACTGTTTCTTGATTTAAGTTTTGAGCCGGTGGATTAATTTTAAGAGAATAAAAACGACCTGGTAAAAACTGCCCTTTATTAATTGAGATGCCAACTTCTTCTGCAACCTGTTCAAGTGAACGGTTTCCATTATTTTTATCAAGTTGAGCAAATGGTTTCATTACTATATTTTACACCTTATTGAAGAGAAAGTTTTCAGTAATTATACCAAATCTCATATTATTTTTAGCAGCGTATGATTTTGCTGCCTTAAATTTCTCACTATTGATAATATACGCTTTAGCGTGTCGAGCGTAATTTAGGGTTTGTTTTTCAGTAAGTCGAGTTGGTGGTGCTGGCGGATGTAGGTATTTGTCAGGCTTGATTTCAACCAACCATTTAGTATGACTGCCATCTGCGTTTTTAGTTACCATGTAACAATCAATCCAATAGTTACTGGTCTTTTTTAGGATTGGGTTCCAGTAAACGACTGAGAAATTTTCACTACCCCATTCAACAATATTGTCATTGCCATCGCAATACTGAAAAAACTTTAATTCCCAGCTAGAACGATAGATTATTTCACTAGCGTCTGCTGAGTATTTTTCAGGATTTTTAGGAACAAAGTAACCTTGTTTGTAGCCAGTTTTATTAGTAGGTTTTACGCTTTTAATATTCATAATTGTCGATTTTTTGGGACAATTAATCTAAATACTCTGCGATAAATTCGTCAGCCTCATCCGGGCCAATTTTACTAAGTTCAACTAATTTAACTAGGAGAGCAGCGATTGCCAATTTTTCAGGAATATCGTCGTCATTCATTTCAATCTGGCCTTCTTTAGCAGCCGTTGAAAGTTCTTCAAATGCTAATTTTGCAGCCTCTTCGATTTCCTCTTCAGAACCAACAAGTTCAACTAATTTATCTAAAAGTTCAGTATTAATATCTAGGTCATCTAATTCAACCTGCATTTCAGGTGATTCGAATTCGTATAATTTCATTAACTTTATCATCGCGATAGTTTTTTATTATTTATTTAGGTAAAAAAGACATCTAATTCGCTTTCAGAAAAGTAATTAATAATACGATCGTTAAATTCAGTAAAAGTTAGATCTTGACTTTTGGAATGGAGAAAAATAAAAAGGTCGTTAACGTCCTTAATCTTTTTAATACTTGAGAGCCAGTCAGTCGGATAGAGAAGCTTAAGATCATTTAATAATTTTGACCACATAAACACTCTATATCCTTTTTTAATTAGGTTAATAGATTGATTTCGACCTGCCCTATCATTATCAAAAAAGATAAGAGCGTTTTCTTTAGTTAAGATATTATCTAATAGGAGATTAATTTTAGTAACCCCAGTAGAGGCCATTGAATTTTGGAGAAACATTGCATCAATTTGACCTTCAGTAACGATAACTTTTTTTGTAAAGTCAACGTTCATTACATTATAGTAATTATTTAAGGTATCGATATCAATAATAATATCGTCTGCTAGTTTCTTGCTAACTAATCCAGTTTTTCTAAATTCTGAATAGTTTTTAATTAGATACTTTGGACCATCCGTTACCTCTATTTTTCTAGCTGAAAAACCTAGGATTCTTCTGGATTTTGCGTCAAGATTAAAAAGATAGATTTTATCTTCTCGACTATCATAATAACAACTTTGAGTAAAGAGTGGAAGCTTGGTAATTTGACGACGCTCTACGAATGCTCTAATTGGACTCTCTTCTGGAGCTAGATGGCATGGAATTAGGGAAAATCGGTCGACTATATCATCTAATTTTAAGAGATGCTTACCGATTCCTTTGCTAATAAAAGTCTCAATTAAGGAACCTTTACGTTTGGCTGGAGCAGAGTGTTTAAATTCAGGATCTTTAATAATAGTATCTGGTAAAGTAAGCCCGTATTTTAAGGCAAACTTTTTGATCATACCGCTAAGATCTGTTTTTATTCCACAACCATCATTGTAACACTTATAGCTATTTGTTGCTAGATAGAAATTGCCGCGTTTTTTACGTGGATCCTTTTCAGAGTCACCGCAAAAAGGGCATGCGAAATTAAGCTTATCCTCCGATTCATTTATCTCTTGCTTTATAGGTAAACCAGAAAACCTCTTTTTCAAGAGGTCTTTAATAAACTGATTTACACTATATTTCTTCAAAATATCAAATGTTATCATCTTCTACTAATTCGGAAGTATTAGTTTCTGATTTTTCTTTTTTCTTGGCTAGCCGCTTCAAATATTTATCAAGTTCTAGTTTTGGAACAATTGTAGTATCTAGACCATATCGAGTTAAGACTTCAATATACTCAGCTGAGTCAGAGTCAGCTACCTCTGCTTCAGGATTTCCAATTATTTTCCAAAACTTTTCTGGAACTTCAGTATGTTCCATAGTTTCTGAATTAACTGCATAGAGAGGATATAAACTAGCTTCATCATCTGCTTTTTTGCCTTTTGCTGGAATTAAGGTGACTGCTCGTTTTAGTTGAGGATTCAGGGAACCAACTTTCATTGAGGTTAAAAGTCGATTAATTGGATCAACTATTAAGGAAAAGAATTGTGACTCAAAATCCATCGGAATTGCTAATTCATCTGGGTAGTTTCCTGGCATATAAGCAAAGACATCAAACTCGTTTTCGTTTTCACTAGGATTACAATAGTAGAATTTGATCTTATCGCCTTCACGCAACTTTGGATACTTTCCATCAAGTCCATTCTTTATCAACATGTGATTATAAATGGCAGCTGCTCTAGGAAAGATTGAAATTCCTTTCTTTAATTCAAGTCGAGCTTCACTAGTAATATACTTATTATAGACTCGGATTTTAAAGTTAAATGCAAGGTCATCAGGATGTAGAGCCGTTGCCTCTTCTCGAAGAGCTATCATTCGTGGAATAATATCCCTTTCTAGATCTAGACGTTTACCTTGGGATAGGATAAACTCGTAAAATTCTTTCAATTTATCCCTAGCCCAAATTGGATATGAACCTTTAATTGACTCAAGACCTTTAATAACCATATACCTTTTTTCTTTTGGAATTAGGGTATAGTCCGGATTAGGTTCGTATGCTACCTTTAGTGCATAGTTCTTTTTCTTTAGCCATAGACCATGTTCAGAAAGGTTTTCCAATTTAAAGTTAAGTCGATTGGTTGTATTAAAGAGTCGACCGTATTTTTGAAAACACTGATCGAAATATTCAGCAAGACGATAGCGGTCAATATTAATACAGATATTGAGAACCTCGTCCTTATTAAATTGAGCGCCAACTATCGAGTTAATTGCAGAGTCAAACTGAACATAGATGGAGTCAGTATCAGTATAGATTGCAGCTTCATCATCGACTTTATTAATAGTGTATTCTGAAATACCTAGCTTTTCGTGAAGCTCCCGATCAAGATGCCATTTCTCTTGAAAATAGTGATTTACTGCTTTAATTGAAAACTTAATTAGGTCTTGGCCCTGTAATGTAATTGACTGAGCAACTGCCGGATTGTAGAAATAGAACCACTTATTTCCGTTGGCTCCATAAATAGAGTTAATTAAGATCTTGATTGCGTTTTGTTTAAGGTCGAGGCTACGTATTCGTTTACTCTTTTCTTCTGGCGTCATTTCGTTCATCATATAAATTATAATACTAAATTAATTTGATGAGTTTAAATTTTACGGCAAAATTAAAATTCGAAAATAAATAATAAAAAGAAAATTAGTATGGGGAGGTTGAGTTATGATGAGCCGCGAGACAAGACTTCAGAGTTACTAGATGTTCTTCCTTTTATGTCGTCATTTCCATTTAATGATTATGAAATCACTATGGATGAACGTGGAGACGACGCTATTTCACTGGGAATTTCTCCTATCTTGGTAAAAGAAATCGGCGAATATGGTACAACAAATATGTTGAATTTCCATTACCTTGAAAACAATTCAGAAATTACAGTATCATTGCAACAGGAAGACGTCGAGTGGATTATTGAAGAGGCGAATCGTATCAAAAGCATTGACTCAATCCGAATCAAGTTAGATGATGCCCTAGAGAGTGACGACCTTACTAAGAAATTAGAAGGAGTTCGGCTTGGTAGAAAATTCATCAAGAAAGTAGATCCTTATAAAATAGGCGCTATCAGTTTCAATGAAGTATTAAATGATTTATTAGAAATTAATGAAACTAATCTTACTTCTAAAATCAAACTAAGCGTACAGAAATCAATGATTAGTCAACTTAGAGACCAAACTTTCTCCGAAAAACAGTACCAAGCACTCAAGGCATTTTTTAATTTCCAGATACACTATGCAAAGATTATCTTAGGCATAGTAATATCAATTAAAATATACTAACATATGGCTAAAACTAGAGGTAAATTTAACCGTGAAGAACTCGATGATATCGCTTCATGGGAAAAAGAAAGAGAGCTATTGAATACAACTAAGGCACTGGTTTCTAGAAAAATAGAAATCAAATGTAAGTCAAAAGCCCAAAAGGATGCTCTCAATGCAATTGAGGAAAATTATATCTCAATTATCACTGGACCTCCCGGAACAGGTAAAACCTACCTGTCGTGTGCCAGAGCTCTGAAATATTTAAAAGAGGACCCTGGAACCTACAAAAAGATTGTCCTAATTAAATCCGTAAATGTACCCAAAGATGAGGAAATTGGTTATTTAAAAGGAACTCTTGAAGAAAAGATGGAAATGTATATGTACCCATTCATATCAAACTTCCATAAAGTAGTAGGAAAACAGGCAACTGAAGAGCTTAAACAAAATGGCGCAATAGAAATACTTCCAATTAAGTTTGCACTTGGAGTAACGATCGATGAAGCAATTGTAATTATAGATGAAAGTCAACAAATATCTAAAAATAATTTGCACACGCTCATTACCCGAATTGGAAATAACTCAAAATTTATTTTCTTAGGAGATATTAAACAGAAATCCGTTAACTTAAATAATAAGAGCGCTCTTGAAATACTAATGGAGCATTTCGTAGGAATAGAAGGAATTGGTGTTTCTACTCTTGGCCGAGAAGATATAGTACGACATCCGATTATTAAACATATTGAAGAAGTATTTGAAAAAATAGAAGAACAAGAAAAACTAAATAAATAGTTACATGAAGTACATAAAATTATTTGAAGCGTATACTTTTGAATATGATCGCGGTGAAAAAGAAAAAGCTATCATGAATTTAAAGAAGCTACCAAAAGAATACAAAGAAGAAGCGTGTAAACTAATTCAATATATTACCAATGCTAAAAAAGGTAAAGTTACTGGTCTCATGTTACACCCAGAGTTAATAGTCAAGATTAAAGAAAAAGGTTACCCTGACGGTTATAGTATGGGAGTCGATAAAGATGGATGGTTTATTCATACTCATCGAGCTCGAGCAAAAAGCCATGATAAGATCTCTGGAATAACTGCAAAAGAGATGAAGTTTATCGATTCAACCGGATAATTAAAAGCGGCTTACTTAGTAGGCCGCTTTTTTATTAAATCAATTTGTCTATGGCTTACTGGAAATTTCTGTTCCTTGTAAATATCTTCCCTAATTTTACCGTGCTTGATAGAATAACCATCAAGCTGATCGATTAGATCCCAAACCATTACTTTATTTTTTTCTGCCAACTTTCGCATACCTCGGCCAATAGCTTGACGTAAGATAATCTCAGATTTAATAGATTCTGATAAGATAATGTGGTATAATCTTTTACTATCGATTCCTGTGGCAAATGTATTGAACGACGCTACTATGATTACTCCATCTTCTGCTTCAAGGGATGCCTTGAACTTATCTCGTTCCCTAGAATCAACTCCGCCATCAATATAGTAAACTTTATCATTCCATTCAAGAAGTTTCTCCTGAATCATTCTACCATATCCATTTTTAACATCTGAAAAAAGGATTAAAGTATTTTTGGCTAACTTTTGGGTAAAATTACTGATAAAGTCAAGCCTTTCCTTACTTTCAAAGATAATTCCTTTTTCGATAGCTAACATATCGCGACCAAAGTCCTTGGCGTTGTTATACATCGACTTTCCAGTCTTTTTTAGGTGCCAGTATTTTTGAATTTGAGCAGAAGTCTCGTCATACTTAAGATCAAGTATCCCAATCTTAATATTTGGCGAATAACCATGGTCAATTAGGTGTTTTGCGGAAAGTGTCATTACTAAAGGACCAACAATTTCCTGAACCCTAAAGAAATCTGAAAATTCTTCCTCAATTTTAACAGTACCTGATAAACCTAGTCGATATTCCCAATTACTGCACTGAACTAGGATATCTCGAATTGAAGCAGCTCGTCCTTTGTGAACCTCATCCACTTGGACAACTGAAAATACTTTAAATAGGTTAGGATTAAGGTTTACCAAGCTCTGGTATGTTGAAATAACGATTTCAGCATCATCAAATCTCTCTTGCTTAAATTTGTCTTTGCCGCCAATCGTACAAATATTCCATTGTTGGTCCGGTTGAGCGTACATTACGAATTTTTCAGCAGTTTGACCAACTAAGGAGATATTTGGAACAATAATAAGTGACTTGTTTTGCTTACTTATTTTTCCAGTATCCCTAAGAAAGGAATTATAGATAAAAAAGATGAGAGTTTTACCAGCAGAGGTTGCTAGCTCTTGAGTACAAAACTTATATTTACTTGCTCGATAAGAAGCCTCAAATTGATAATCTCTAGGAATAATTGAGTTGCCATGTTCGTCCTTGATTCCATCAAGTAAGGTACCGACATATTCTAGATAACTATCACGAGTAATTTCTCGATTGGTAAAGCGTTCAACACCTTCAATTTCACATTCGTAACCCGTCTTTTCGGCAAATTGATAGATTTCTCGCCAAAGACCGACTGCAATAAGTCCTTCTTTAGTAATAAATGTGTCCATGCCATCCCAAAGACCACGGTCAACCATGACATTAAAGGCAGCTTTTTTAGATTTCTTTTTGAAATAGCGAATTAGAGCATTTCGCTCAGCATTTAGGGAAAAGTCAATTAACTTAATAAACTGACCGTTTTCAGTAACCTTGAATTTTAACAAGCATTGGGGACTATTTTTAGAGGCCAATTGTTTTTTCAATATCAAGTCGAGCTTTGATTCCAAAGATGATACTGTCTATTGTTTTAATAGAATCAGTAAAAAAAGCAATCTGGTTTTCAATTATTTCAAGTGACTCTTTGATAGAAGATGTTTTGCCGTCGATTACCATATTTTTTTCATTGGCCTGGTAACGAATTTGAAGATTTTTTGAAAGATTTTCCATTTCAAAAGCTTTATCATCACGATATTTTTTACGTATAGTGGTTAAGCTCTCCATTAAGGCATAATTGTCTTCAAGTAGACGTTGACGAAGCGAAAGAATATTGACTTGAGCGTCCTTTAAGGTTTTTAGACCAGATAACTTTTCAATATTTTCGTATATTTCTTTAGAAACTTCAGCTCTTCGCTCTTGAAACTTTTTAGATATACGTGCTTTGGTCTCGTCGTTCATTAACTTTTCTTTTTTATTAATATACTAAGAAAAAGGGACCGGTTTAAATTAAAAGTCGCCGAATCGATAATAGGTAGAGCCTAATTTAAAATGAGTGTCCTCTCCCATTTCATGAGAATCAAGAGAACTAATAACATTATTGCCCATATCTTGTGAAGAACCATCTTGTGAGTAGGATTGAGCAAAATCTTCACCTTTTGAATTAAGAATTAGGAGTTTTATTTTAAATTTAGAGTATAAATTTTGTATCTTATTCATAAATCTGGATTCATCACTTAAAGTAAGGAAAAGCGATGGATACTTTATTGTTTTTCCATTAGTTGTAAGGATGGCAGTTTGTTTAATATAAGAATCACCTTTAAACTCTGAACCGATTGCCTGTTCCCAGCTATCTCGATTTTTAAAAACGATAATAATATATGGAAGCTTACTTTGAATTGCATCTCGAACCTGTTTCCAGTCTTCATTTGGACCAGTCGTTGCATTATCCATTTTATTTTTAAAATCCTCAAATAACTTAACGTACATTAACTAGAAACTTTTTATTATTTATCCAATATAATTAAATATGATTACTAAACTCTATATTTTCGATTTTGATGAGACCTTAGTTAGGGCTCCAGGTTATACTTGCAAGAAAGCAGTTGAACGGGTACATCCAGAATTAAGCTTTCCAACGCCATATTCTTTTTACGATCATCCAAAATCACTTTGTGAGGAGATACACAATATTCAGGTAATTTCTCCAGTGGCTGATGATTTAAATCGGGCAAATTCTGACTTCTTGGCAAAGACTGTCCTAATTACTCATCGAGTAAAAGAGCTAGAGCCAGAAGTTTCTGCAATTATTAAAAATCGTGGACTTCGATTTGATTCTCAATTTTATCTAGGTCGAATTATTGAAAAACTAGAAGTTTTACGTACTGAATTAGAAGAAAACTTGGATATTACTGAGATCCACATTTACGAAGATTCATTTGAGCAAATTTCAAAATATCAGTCTTTTTTAGAAGATTGGGATTTCGCAAGACCGACTAAGATACAATACTATATTGTGGATAAGTCTAAAGTTATTGAATTAAACTCATTTACTAGAGGAAGCTCACGAAAAATTACATTATTATGATACTTATTATTGAAGGCCACCGCGCGAGTGGTAAAAGTTTTTTAATTGACCAGTTTTTAGAACAGTGTGAAATTCCAAATGTTCACTATTACAAATTTCAATTTGCAAAGTACATTGAAGATTTGGGAATTCGAGACCAAGAAACTGGCCCAGGCGTCCATTACTTTAGTATCTCAAATGTAATGACTATTTTTGAGTTAAACCAAACCTTACTTAGTGATAAAGTTCTAGTATTTGACCGTGCGATCTTTTCAGCCTATGTCTGGTCAATTTACCGAGAGCGTATGGAAAAAGGTCGACTTCTCAGTGAATTTGAAAAATTACTCTTAAATGAAATTTATAATAATGTCACAGTTGTTTATGTAAATCGAGAAGAGAGTATTACTACAGTAAAACGAGAAGACAAGGATTACTTTGGTAATTTTGAAAATGCTGATGCTGAAAAAAGGATCTTTGAAGAAATCTTTACCAAATTCGATCACTTAATTAATGATCCAGCTAAAAGAAATAGGTTTACCCGATTTACTAATCATTTTGACGAGATTAGCTGTGAAGCATTTAATCTTCTCTTAACTGACTTAATAAATAGTCGCACAGTATCCTAATAAATAATAAAAAATCTAATTTAGATGCTTAAGAACCTTAAATACTATTCAGAATATATTACCGAATCTGAAGAGTTGGAAGCACCGCTTAAAGGATATACTGCAGACCAAATAATTGCTCGTATTGAAGAAATGATGGAGATCTTATCAGATGACGTCAGATTCGGTGTTCCTTCTGATAATTTAGGTAGAGCTCTTACTTATCGTGATGCAAATGGTGCAATTCAACGAATTAAGGATCTTCAACACTATTATGACAGTAACGATGAGCAGGTTAGATATTATTGCTGGTCAATTGCCTATAATGGTAGCTGGAAAGCAACTAAAAATCTAAAAGCTAAAATCGAAGCAGCTGGTGGATTAGGACAACAACCTAATAATATTAGTTTTAAAAATCTAATTGACTATTTTACTCAAAACCCAGAGGATTCGGATAACGTAAGAAGCTTATCAATTAGTATCGATGCGAAGAAAGTTCGTAAGAGCCAAAGTGCGAATCAGGAAAAAGAGGAGCAACCTCAAGAAGAAACAGCACAAGAAACTGCGAAAGAAACTCAACAAGATACTCAAAATCAAGGTCAAGAAACAGAAGAGCAATAGTCTCGTCTAAACACCAATATTTATGGCAGGAATAAATCATTTAAAGGAAATTTACGATAAACGAGGTAAAGCCTTTCTAGATAATCTATTAAACAGTTATGTGATTATTAATGAAAAGGTTAATGGTACATTTTTCGGTATAAAGAAATCAAAAAATGACGAATTTAAATATTTTAAAAAGTCAGGAGAGATAACTTATATTGATCGAGTGTTAATGAAGTTCTATAATCCGGCAATCACTTTCTTTAATAATTTGTCTCCTGAAAAGAGACAACGTATTCCAGCAAATTTCTTTTTTGGTTTTGAATTTATCACATCAGCTGACAGTAAAGAAAGGTCTAGACTCGATATTTCTAAAAATAATTTAGTCTTATCCTATATTCAGAGACTAGATGCAGAAGGTAAAGTTGTAGAAACTGTTCAAAACCGAGACACTCTTACCCGATGGGCAGAATACTTAGATGTTGCACCACCACCAATTGTTTTTGAAGGTAAACTGGATGACGAACAAAAGGCTAAAATCCTAGAATTTGTCTATTCTCCTGAAAAAGAGTTAGAGGACAAATTTAAAACGACATCATTTAGTAAGTACATTACCTCTATCCTAAATCCTGAGTTTGAGTTAGTTGAGAGAGATATTGATACTCTTATTTTTAGATTTTATGGAGAAACTGAAGAAGGAAAAGAGGAAAGTACTTTTCTTGCAAAATTGGTCGATCCTATTTTTAAAGACATTAAGCGACCTGCAGCAAAGGAAACTACTAATTCACAAGATTATGTATGGTTAATTGTAATAGACTTAATGAACCATATCGAAACATATGATCTTGAAGAACTTAGAGAAATCCTAGATAATTCATCATTTGATGAAAATTATGTTAAGTTAGTAAATAAGATCTTTAAAGACTTCTTGGTTGAATATAATGTAAAATACGATGGTCTTGAATTAGAGGTTCCGGAATATTTAAAAGGTGCAGATTTTAGTCTTGATGTCAATCTAATTAAAGATCCAGAAGTGGCTAACCTAATTAAAGGAAATCAAACTAACGAAGAAATCTATAAAATACTCTTAAATATTTTTAGAAAAACCAGAAAGAAATCAGGAGCCGCCTTCTTTAGTAATGAAATGGTTGAGCAGTTAAATATTATTGTTCAAAAGATCCGAAATATTATTATGGGAGATGCTATCTATGAAGGAGTATTTCCAAGCTTTAGCCAATTTATTGGGGTTGCAACTGACTTTGAAATGCTAAGTGAACAGGATTGGGCAAAAAACAAAGAATCTAAGCTAGAGAGCAAAAAGGTTAATCTTCTAATTGGAGACTTTCAACCAGTTACTCTAGGACATGTTAAAGCAGCAGAAGCACTAAAGAAAAAGAACGGTCACCCAGTAATCTTAATTGCAATTAAAGGAGAAGCCCGAACCAAATCTTCACCATTTTCAGCAAGTTTGACCAGACTTATGCTAGAGAAGGTTCAACAAGAACTTAACAAAGTTATCTGTGATGTCAAGCTCATCCCTAACGGGCAGATTGAAGAGATTATGAAAGTAATTATGCCAGAATACGAACCTATCCTCTGGGGAACTACTGGGCGCCGATTAAACGATTATGCTCTTCAAATGGATTATATTAAGAAGAGAAGTATTCCATTAAGATTATCAAAAGATTTTAAATTGGTTGAATTGCCGTCTTACGCAAAGTCGGATGATGCGATGGAGGCAATTCAAACTGAAAACTTCTTAAAATTTAAAGAGTTGGTGCCTTCATCAATTGCAGCTCAATTCTTTAACTTGAAAAAAGAACTAGAGTAAGGAAAACCGGCTACCGAGTTTTTAATATAATACTCTAAACTCGTTAATTATGAGATTTAATAATCTTACTGATCTTGATAAAGATTTCATTTCCGAAATCTATCTAAACAAAGAAATTTCTTGGGAAACCCGAATCCAAACTTTATCTCAAAAGTTTGAGTGTACAGGTAGAACTATTGAAAAATGGGTAAAGCGATTAGGACTTACCCAAAAGGTTGCTGAAATTCCAGAACATCTTAAGATTGCACAAGCAAAAGAATATAATAAGGCATCTAAGAGATTTATTATTAGTTGGGCACAAAACAATACTCCAGTACATAAAGATTTCTTAAAGAATATTGAAGCTTATTCTAAATTTATTAATGCAGATATTCATATTATTGCAGGTAGATACCAAAATCCAACCAGTATTTGGTCAAGTACTCAAGAAAATGAAGAGAGATGGTCTGACGAGATTGTACAATATTTAGATGCAAACCGACACGATATTCACAAGTATGTTTCGATCATGTCTGATATTAAGATCCAACCAACTGCAGTTAATCCAATGACTGGAATGGAGGGACTGAGCGGAATAAATTCTTGTATATTTGGTTCGCCTAAAGTTCAAATGGAAACTATCCCAGTGTTGGAAGGAGATATTCCAAAAATGATGTTAACTACTGGTGCCTGTACTCTTAAAAATTATACTGACAGTAAAGCTGGTAAAAAGGGAGAATTCCATCATACTCTAGGTTTTGCAGTAGTTGAAATTAAGGACGAATCTGTTTTCTTTGTTCGCCAAGTAACTGCAAATAAACGAGGAGAATTTACTGATCTTTATTATCGAGTAAAAGAGGAAACTGTTGAAAATATTGAAAAGGTTTCAGCAATTGTCCTAGGTGATTTGCATTATGGTCACCATGATCAAGAGGTACTTGATAAAACTCTAGAACTAATGGAACAGGTTTCTCCAGAGCACGTTATTTTACATGATGTATTTGATGGAAAATCAATTAGTCACCATGAAGAAAAGGATCCGTTCCTACAATATAAAAAAGAGATGGAAGGAACTAATTCCTTAAAAGCTGAAGTTGATGCCTTACTTGAAGGGCTCTCTGCTTTTAAAGATTATAATACTGTAATTGTTCGAAGTAACCATGATGATTTTATCGATAGATGGTTAAAAAATACAGATTGGAGAAGAACTGTGACTCCAAAAAATTCTCTAGAATACATGAAATATTCTGCTGCACTACTTAGTGGAGAAGCCCAAAAAGGAATAATTCCATGGTTGATAAATAATGTATATCCTAGTTTTAAAACACTAGGTCGTAGCGATAGTTATAAAGTGAATGGCTGGGAAGTTGGACAACATGGAGATATTGGTTCAAATGGTTCTAGAGGTTCACTCTTACAATTTAGAAAGTTAAATACTAAAATTATTGTAGGTCACTATCACTCACCTGGCAGAAAAGATGGAGCACTAGCAGTAGGCACAAGCACTCATCTTAGAGTTGGATATAATATTGGAGCAAGCGGCTGGTTACAATCTCACGTTCTAATACACGAAGACGGTAAAGCTCAACATATCCATTTTATTAATGGCGAGTTTACTACCTTAAAATAATTAAAGATGAAATGTCAGAAAAACACGTAAGTTGGAAAAATTATCAAGACTATAATAATAGAAAGGATAAATTAAAGAATGGCATTTTACAACATCCTGAAGAGGGTAATTCGAATAATTCAATTTATGACTTTATGCAAAAGTCAGTTAGCCACAATCTATGGGCAGTTCCATATAAAGAGTTCCATGCTAGGATAAATAAAATAAAGCCTAATTAATGGGATTTGCTGCATATTTTAAACAGTGGGCTCGTCAAGAGTTTGCTCTTTTTGAAGATGAAAAGACTAAAGAACCTAATGAGATTGACGAGTTAATCACGCTTATTAACTTAGAAATAGGCAGCGATCCTCTACAGGAAGCAGATATCAAACGATCAAATGATACTATCCAAAAAGTATTAGATAAAATTGATATTGAAAAGATAGAGGGTCGAGACGAAGGTGTTATTAAAGTAGCACAAGCATTAAGTCGCGGAGTCAAAGCAGATTTTGTTGAAAAGTTTCTTGAATCAGAAAAGAAGAGGATTCCAGGAATCCTAAAAGAAAAGAGATCATTTAGCACAGTTGATAACTTTAAAAAGTTTATCCAAATAAAATCAATTGAGGCCTCGATTCAAAGTAATGTTTGGAAGATATATTCAATGTTTGACTATCTTCAAACGCTACCAGAAAAGGATGAGTCATCAACTGTCCTTGATTCATTTAAAGATACTGGAACTTTTATTAAGGTCGATCCAAATCAAAAAGGAAATAGATTTAAGATTACTAAAGTTGGTGAACCTGACGGTCTTAAAAATAATCAAGCCCGTGTTATCTTTAATAACGGAGAAGATAAGATCTATACGAAAGAAGATATTTTAAAGTTTATTGAAGCTGATCCAACCACTAAAGCAAAAGCAGATAAAATCAAAGAGACTTTAAATAAGGACTCGATTAAATCGGTGATAAAATTAGCAGAAGGTATTATTACTAATGAATTAATTGATGCTATTGAACTTGATATTGATCAAATTGAAGCTATTCCAAATACTGAAGAAGGTCGTGAGTATTTAGATGTTAATTGGAAACCTTTAATTGAAGCTCTCGGTCTAGGAAAAACTTTAAAAAGACCAATTGAAAAGAAGGAAAAAGAAATCGATAAGGCTGAAAGAATTCCAGTTAAACGTAAATCGATTATTAAAAACCGACTCTTTAGTGCCTTAAATGGTGCACTTCTTCCGCCAATTCAAAATGGAGAAGTAGTTACACCAGGTGGAGACTATTATAGACTCTTTAAAAAGATAGAAACTCAAAATAAACCTTGGCTTGATCTAAGTATTAATGAGCACTTTAATGGAGAACAAACTGCAATTTCACAATTTAACCAAGGAGCACGTATTAAAGAAAGTGCTAATGAAGAGGATCAAATGGCATATTTGGGTGCTATTGAAATTTGGGTTATCAAATATTTAGAAAGTGAAGTTGATGGTTCCTTAAATGATAGAGATACTCAGACCGCTGTTGCTAAAGTTAAGAATATTGCTCTAGAAAAACAAAAGGAGATTAAAAACTATTACTTGTCTAGAGACTTTAATATGTCAAACACTCGAGGATTACAATTAAAACCTGACTTAACTCTTCCACTCTACGTAAAAGTTAAATTAGCAGTTAGCGAAGCAGATCGTATTAAAGAGAGCCCACTTCATAATATCATTAAAGGACTAGGTCAATTAACGACTGGTCTCTTTGCTGGAATTCCAGATAATGGAAACAGAGAAGTAGCTAAAAGAAATGCTGAGCAAAACAGAGCCATCTTTAATGGAATACTTAGTTTCTTTACTGCTGGAGCATACACAGTTGGTAAACAACAAGGTAGAGATTTTGAAAAGAAGGTAGATAAAGTTACTAATAAACTTGGTCTTGGAATGGCAGGTCTTACTCCATACAAAGAAGGAGAAGGTCCACAATTCTTTAAAACTGCAGATGGTGCCAATAAATCAAACGAATCAGTAGACACTAACCTAAAAGAAGATGCTGTCATGACAGTTAGTCCTGAGGGTACTGGAGGAACTCCAGGTCAAGTATTTCAAACTCCGGATATGTTACCTAGTGACATGGACCCATTATCTCTAGCAGGGCCTGGAAAGAAAAAGAAGGGTGCTAAAAAAGAGAAAATTGTTATTGGTACAAAGGTAGCAAACTTTGCAGATTTCCTGAAAGGTAAGTAATTGGCTCAATTATTCTTCTAGAATAAATAATAAAAAAGAAACTAGATGGGTGATTGGATTGAAAGCGTAGGCGCAGACATTGCAAATAATGCTGGAATAGCTGACAGAAGTACTAGTGAATTACTCAATACTAATTCAAGTATCTATACTGGAGAAAAGATAGGATCTATTGATGGGCCGAGCGGTATACGTAATGGAGTATCAGTAGGCACTATGCTTAATGCTGCAGGGACAGACTCTCTGTTTAATCCATTCAAAATATTTAGATATTCAAAGTTTGGAAATGGCGCCGGGCAATACAATATAGGGAATCACAAATTCGTATATAACAAAGCTCCAGAAAATAGTGAAAGCCAAGAAGTTTTTAATAATCCGACGGCTACTCAAATTATCCAATGGGCAGAGAAAAAAGCTGCAAATAATGGCGCAAGCCCTCTATATCCATATCCATACCAAATAAATGATTTTTTATGGTGTAAATACTATGGTAAAATACCTAACAATCGACTCCTAACTCTACGCAGATATCCAATACCAATTGAAGATAATCTGGCTATACACGAAAGTAAAATGCCATTGATTCCAATTGCACAAGCCGTTACTTGGTGGGGCGGAGATACTGGAAATACATTAGCAAATATATTTGATGTAAATTATGGATTTAATTGGGCACCATTAACAACTAAAGTTCAGGATGTTCAAGGAAATGAAATAGCTGCTGGAAAAGTTCTTGACGCTGTAGGGATTTCCTCAGATAAGGATTTCGCTGGAATTAGTGGAGAAACTGCTAGACAGATAATCTTAGCATCATTATATGCAGATCCAAACAATCCTCTTCAAGCAACTGGTGCAGATGCAATGCTTCAAGAATATGATAAGAGTGCATATGACCCAGAAGGGCCATATTGGAATAGAGTATTGGGGCCAGTAAACGTAATTAATAGTACTCAAACTAGAACAGAAGGTCTAAAGTATACTCAGCCTATTAAATTGACGTTTGAATATAATCTAAGGTCATATGGAAGAGTTAATCCTAAGGTTGCTATGTTAGATTTAATTAGTAATTTCTTATCGTTAACATATAGCTCTGCCCCGTTTTACGGTGGAGGTATTCGTTATTTTAAACAGACTGGATATACGGCACCTGCCTTTAATACTGATGCAATGGATAAAGGAGATTATATTAATGGTATGCTAGAGGCAGTAAAAGCGCAAAGTGATCTTATTACGGCCGCTGGAGAAAAGTTTAAAGCTTTTGCTACAAAATTAAATGACGTTATTACAGCAGAAGGCAATAATATTACAGATAAGGTAATATCAGTAGTTAAAGAATTAGGCAATACTCGACTAGCAAACGATATAGTTGGTGCCAGAATGAAAGATCTTATTCAAGCGCCTTTAAAAATGAGATCAATACTTGATGGAAGGGCAGTTGGTGAATGGCATTTAATGGTAGGCAACCCGGCAGATCCGATTGCAGTAATTGGAAATTTATGTTTAAAGGATACTGATATGACTCTTTCAGAAGAATTAGGGGAGGACGATTTTCCAGTAAGTGTTAAATTCACAGTTAGTTTAGAACCTGGGAGGCCTAGGGCTAAGCAAGATATCGAAT